GAGGGCGGTTGTGATAAACGACCGATTTATAATTATAACGGTATAAAAACTGGATTATATTGTGTTAGTCATAAAAAAGAAGGAATGATTGATATAATTTCTCCTGTGTGTGTTTCTGATTGGTGTGATAATTATGCTAGTAAAAATTATGATAAATATTGTATATCTTGTTTTATAAATTTATTCCCTGACAGACCTACTACGTTTAACTACAAAACAAAAGAAAAGGCGGTTGTTGATTTCGTGATGTCTCATTTTAGAAATTTTACTTGGATATCTGATAAGAGAGTAAGTGATGGATGTTCTCGACGTCGTCCTGATTTATTATTAGATATGGGTTCTTACGTTTTGATTGTAGAAGTGGATGAGAACCAACATACTGATTATGACTGTTCTTGTGAAAATAAACGTTTAATGGAGATTTCAAGAGATATCGGACATAGACCGTTGATATTTATTCGCTTCAATCCAGACGGATATTTAGATAATAATTCACAAAAAATATCATCTTGTTGGAAACCAAATAAACAAAACGGAGTATTAAGTATTCCTGTAAATAGAAAAAAAGATTGGAATAATCGGCTTGTTGTCCTAGAGCAACAAATTAAATATTGGATTGAGAACATACCTGAAAAAACGGTTGAAATCGTCCAGCTATTTTATGATGGAATGGTTCCTACATAATTGGTTGTAAAATATAATTAAAAATAATTTTTATTATTTTTAATGTAAGTATTTTTCAATTTTTGGTCTTTTTTCCAGAAATTATTTTCTTTAGCGATTATATATAAATTTTTGATGGGTGGAGCGTTAATGCAATTAGTCGCTTACGGCGCACAAGACGTGTTCCTTACTGGAACTCCTGAGATTACTTTCTGGAAGGTGTCTTACAGACGCCATACCAACTTCGCTATGGAGTCTATCGAGCAGACTTTCTCCGGCCAGGCCGATTTCGGCAGACGTGTTACCTGCACAATCTCCAGAAATGGTGATCTTGCCTACCGCACATACCTTCAGGTGACACTTCCTGAAATCAACCAGTCGATGGCTGGCTCTGCTGCTGGAAGTGCTGTCTATGCCCGTTGGCTCGATTTCGTTGGTGAGCAATTGATTTCCCAGGTGGAGGTCGAGATTGGAGGTCAACGTATTGACCGCCAATATGGTGACTGGATGCACATCTGGAACCAGGTGACAATGACCCAGGAGCAACAACGTGGATATTTCAAGCTCATCGGAAACACCACACAGCTCACATATATGACTGACCCTACATTTGCTGCTATTGCTGGTCCTTGCGCTGCCTCAGGTGCTCCTACCCAGGTTTGCGCTCCTCGCAATGCCCTTCCTGAGACCACTCTCTACATTCCTCTCCAGTTCTGGTTCAACAGAAATCCTGGTCTTGCTCTCCCTTTGATTGCTCTTCAATATCACGAAGTCAAGATTAACCTTGACATCCGTCCTATTGGCGAGTGTCTCTGGGCTGTCAATACCCTCTCTGCTACCAGTGGAACCCAGTCTGTCACGACTGCTTACCAACAGTCGCTTGTTGCTGCTTCTCTCTATGTTGACTACATCTTCCTCGACACAGATGAGCGCCGCAAGATGGCCCAGAACCCTCACGAGTATTTGATTGAGCAGGTTCAGTTCACAGGTGATGAATCTGTCGGTTCATCCAGCAACAAGATTAAGCTCAACTTCAACCACCCGGTGAAGGAGCTTATCTGGGTTGTCCAACCTGATGCCAACGTTGACTATTGCTCTTCTTTGGATGCTTCTCAACTCCTTTTCAAGGTGCTCGGAGCTCAGCCTTTCAACTACACCGATTCCATCGATGCTCTCCCCAACGCTCTCCACGCATTCGGCGGACCTTCTGAGCTCTCTGGTTCTGGTGCCTTTGTCACATCTCAGGGTCTTTTCCAGATGGCTGGTGCTGTTGATGTTCCTGGCCTCACCTCGCAAGAGGAGTGGAACAAGCTTTCCGTCCAAACCCCATTCCAGCCTAATGATGGCTCCGCTGCTGTCACAGGTTCGGGTCTTTCTGATGCCGGAACATTCGTTCTTGGTGAGACTGCCCTCGACATGCACTGCTGGGGTGAGAACCCTGTCGTTACTGCTAAGCTCCAGCTTAACGGTCAGGACCGCTTCTCTGAGCGTGAAGGTTCTTACTTCGATGTTGTCCAGCCTTTCCAGCACCACACCCGTGCTCCGGATACTGGTATCAACGTTTACTCATTTGCTTTGAGACCTGAAGAGCATCAACCGAGCGGGAGTTGCAATTTCTCCAGAATTGACAACGCTGTTCTCCAGCTTGTCCTTTCTTCCCCGACTGTTTCGGGAACTGCCACCGCCAAGGTGCGCGTGTACGCTGTGAATTACAACGTGTTAAGAGTTATGAGCGGCATTAAACTTGATATTTTGGCATATTTATTATGTCAACTTATTAAGAATTGTGCAGAAAAACAACCCGCCACAAACAAATCAGGCTCTGTTTGTGGAAACTTCGGTTTGACCCCTGTCGTAAAGGTCAGTTGTTAGTGAGGATGAAGGTCCTTGCAAGATTACTTGTTGTTCGGGGAACCCCTTAGAGCTTCAACTACCAAGTGAGTATGGGAAACCTGCTCATGGCCGAGAAGAGAACTCGGGTATGGTAATAATGTTGAAGATTGGGCAATCCGCATGGTTATAACCTAAAGACGCTTTTGCTAGTCTATGGTTAGCCGTCAGAGACTGAACGGTAGTCGCTCGATGAAGAAGGCCTAAGCAGCCTGAGTCGGGTTAAGATACAGTCCATTCCCCTAGGGAAACTTAGGGGTACTAAAGGGCAGGCGTTGCTTATTCCAATTAAACGTAAGTTTAGTTGTGAATTCGTAATCCTAGCTCATAGCTCTCTTAATCAATATTATAATAAAATCTATAATATTGGTAAAATCATATATGAGTTCTATTGTCCATTATCTTTTTGAACTTTGTAATGATATCCTCATAAGAAAACCGATTTTTCATCATATTACATGTATTACAACAACTTTTACAATTGGATTCTATATATCCTACCGAATTATCAAATCTATCAATACCGTTTCTATGATTATCATTATTTTCTTTACCACACATATAACAAGAATCCTTTGTGATAGTTTGGAAATCGTCTTCCGATATTAAAAAGTCAATCCCACGATTTTTGGCAGAAATAGAATACTGTTTATAATTTCCACTTACAACGTCTGGAAAAACCTCCTTGAATATTGTACTCCTTTCTATATCATAGTATACAATATGATGAACCCTTTTTATGAATGTTTCAACTGAAGTTTTATGTTTCAAATAATTACATAAAGAACAACAAGTAACACAATTTTCCAGAAAATACCCTTTGGTTGAATCGCATCTATCTATTCCATTGAACGTCTTTTCTTCATTCATTTCCCCACAATAATGGCATTTCTTTTTGATAATATCACAAAACACCTCTTTTGTCAATTGAAACTCTATCTTACGACGACCAGCTTCTTTCATATAGGAACGGAATGCCTGATTTATATTCGTTTTAGCCAATAAATTACGCTTTTCTTTATCTCGCAATTTATCCTGTTTTTTATTTTGGTCTCGGCATTTTTTACAGGTTTTTGTTTGTTTATTTTTTAGGCCAATGAAGTCGGTTATATCATATTGAATACAACATACAGAACATACTTTATGAGTCTCCTCCGTGTTTTTATTTATTTCTTTTGCTTGGTCTCTCTTTGTTTTATCTTTTATTCTATCTGTTTTCAAACAGTCCTTACATTTAGAAAACATATACTCACTTTCTAATTGTGATTTACATCCACGTATATAATTCTGACAAACCTTCTTTCCGCTTTTTATAGTTTCCTCTACAAAAATACATATCTGATGTTTTCCACAAAACTCATTTTCATCCGATTTTTTGAATATACATCCCTTTTTTTTACATAAAACTACCTCTTTTTTGTATTTTGTTTTATCTCGTGTTCTACAATTTTCACATGTTTTTACTCCATCCTCCAAATAATACATCTTTTTACATCC